TGATAATAATGATAATAATGATAATAATGATAATAATGATAATAATGATAATAATGATAATAATGATAATAATGATAATAATGATAATAATGATAATAATGATAATAATGATAATAATGATAATAATGATGATATACAAAAATTTGATAAAACAGAAAATTATTCAAAAAGAAAGAAATCTTCTAGCAAAATAAAAAACGAATTTGTAGAAATATCATTAGAAGATGAATTAGATAATAATATTGATGGTATTTCGTTTGGAGTAGCAAATCTTAAAAATATGGCACTAACGATGAATTATGCTTTAGATAGAGATAAAGAATTATTAGATAAAGTAAATACTAAATCTGAAATTGTAAATTCAAATATCAATAAAATGAATAAAGAAATTACCAAAATATTATAAATGAAACATTTTTTATATAAAAAATTGTGTCGCTCCTTAAAGAGCTTAAAACTAAAAAAATTGAATATATATATATATATTAAATACATATCATATCATTTAATATATATTATAATACATAATGATACAGCTTATTACGTTTTTTCGTAATTTTTCTTCTAATGCTATCACAACCATTTTTTCATCTAATGTAAAACGTGAAGTTTTTGTAGGTAGATGGATTGTACCAAATCCAAATACAAATACTAATATTGTTATTAATCGTATAATTGATCGAAATAATGAAGATCATTGTGGAGTATGTATAAATGATGATAAACAGAAAATTACTATCGATAAAAAAAATATAGAAGATGAAGAAAATTATTATCGAGCTTATTTTATGTAAATTTTTATTTATGATGAGCAAGCTACGCCATTTTTACAATACCATTTATTTATTCCAAAGTATTCATATAATAAATGAAAAACTGCACCAGCAATAAATAAATGTGAAGCTAATACAATATTGTCGTTCATATCATGTTTCTTAAATTTGCTTGCAACCAAATGCATTAACATACCAAGTACAACTAAACCAATGCCAACGTGTAAGGCTTCTAATAAAATTTTTTGTGCCATTATATATATTATACAAAGATTATTTTTTATTTTTTTTCAGTCGGTAAAAGGATATGGATTCTACATTGATATCTGCTTTTAGTATAATAATGACATCATAAATCGGTATTCAAAGATATATTAAATTCAAAAAATAAACTTTTAATCAGATTATTTAGTATAAATCTATTATTAAATATATCATGGACATATTATTATTTTAATCAAAAAAGATGTTAATAAATCTTTTATTATTATATTATTGATTTTATTATCATCAATTGTTATTCTTTATATAACCAAGAATAAATTATATATACCATATGTATTATGGATTAGTTTTGCATCATATCTTAATTATTTATCTATTGATAAATTAGATCTATGTACCAATATTTAAGTCGTGTAATATAAATGTTGACACAAATAATAATCATATTATTTAGTAAAATAATAGAACGGTTAGATATAGACAGATTAAATAATACAAAAACAAATAATAATGATAAATGATAAATTATATATTGATATAATAATATCAGGGTCAAAAAAGTATATTAAATATTTATGGTATAGTTGATACTAAACCTTTAATATAAGTTATATAATTTGTTATAATAGTTCTTACAGATTGATCTAATTTTGTTAAATCAGATTTAGATGCAATTATTAGTAGACATAATATATTATTATACATGATAGCTATTTCAATTGGTGTAATATTATTTATATTGGGTGATATACACAATATCCCCAAATGATTTTCTATCATATATATCAATATTTTTTTAATATTATATCGAGAAGCATAATGTGCAACAGTATTATTATTACTATCATTTATACTAAAAATTTCTACTGCTAAATCATCTATAGTTTTTCCAGTTTTAACAGATAATATATCAATAATTTCAGAAATTAAAGTCTCTTTCTGTATATCATTGTATTTTGAAGAAAGAATATAATGTATTAAATTTCCTTTTACATTATTTCCATTAAATACACACATATGATTTAATTCTAATAGATTATAATTAGATATAGATATAGAACCTGATGGTATATTTTGTATAATGTATTTTACAATACCAAAATTATCATAATTTAAATGATACTCAATTAAATCTATTATTTTATTAAGATCAAAATATGTTAATGGTATTAATAAATTTGAATAATTATAAATCATATATTTATTGTGTATTATTTTTAAATAATTTGTAAGAAATTTATCATCATAATTTTTAATTGTAATAAATTTTAATTTTGCAATATAAAACGATGGATATAATTTATTAAAAAAATCATTAAATACATTTATTATTTGAACTTTATCAGTATATGAATAATTATTTTCGCGACATATTAAGACACAAGCTTTTAAATATTCTTTCCAATTAGTAATATTCTTATTATATTTCTGATTAAAATAATCTCTATATAATATTGGCGGAAATGTAATACTAGTTCTTGTAACATTTATATATTCATCTTCTGAAATAAATGTGTTATCAAAAGTATTTTCTATACCATTATTGTCATAGAATACACTTTTGTTGGAATCACTGCATTCATAAAATCCTATAGCATGAGCTTCTTCATCATTATTATCTATATCATATTGAATTGGATATATTTCTATTGTGACACCAAAAGATTCATCTATTAAATTTATTATATTATCACTATCATCATTATTTAATAAATTTATATAATTAAAATATAAATATGTGTTATTTGCAAAAAAATAATTTAAAATACAAATTATAATATAATCTAATGTATATGATCCTCCATGTTTATCTATTTTAAATTCACTTTTATTTATTTTATTTAGATTTTTTATATCATTAAGTGTTTTTGTACATACAATAGATTGGAAATAACTATCTTGTCTTTCAAGATATCTAGTACTTCGATTACCAGAGTTGTCTGTTATAGACTCAAGTCTTTCTAATCTACCATGTCTTATAGGTAATTCCAAATCTAAAACTGGATCAATATTTTCTTTATTTATATCCGCAGGATATTCTACATCTATATCCGCAGGATATTCTGCATCATAAAATTGTTGATTTATATATCGAATGTATAAACTCTTAATATATTCTAAACCAATCTCAATAAATTGATCTAATACAGTATCATCAATAAAAAAAGGTAAATATATTCTATGAGATTCATGATTAATCCTTGCTTGATTTCTTAAGTAATCTATTAAACTTTTAGAATCATGATACATATCAAATATACCTTGTATATTATCAGCAATAATATTTCCAAAAGTTAAAATAGTTGAAATTGAATCATGCCAACATTCGCCAGAATGTTGTCTATATCCAGTTGTAGGACATTTTGCTCCCCCCAATAATTTATTTAAATTATTGAATTTATACTTTTCCATATAATATTATATATATATTATAAATCTATAACTTCTAATTTATATTTTGTATTTTTTATATTTTCAATATCATTTTTATTAAGACCTAAATTATGTAAAAAATTTGTAATATCTCTTTCTAAATAGTAATATACTAAACCGTCAAATACAATTTGTAATTTTTGAAATAATAATTTTAATTCTCCATTTTCTAATTTATATATTCCATAATGTGTTTGATAATCTGAACTAATATATGTTGGTACAAATAATTTATCTTGAGGTGGATATTGATATATCATAATAATATTCTTAGTAAATTGCATATCGTTAAGGGGTGTTGATAAAATTACAGGATCGACTTTTTTATATTTTTTCTCAATTATAGGTATTTCTATAAATATCTGTGTTTTGGGTGATGACATTTATTATATAATACTTAATATATCATAAGTTATAATTCATTATAATTAAAAATCAATTTTTATTCGATTGAAAAAGTATATATGTATACATATAAATTCTAGTATATATTTTTTTTATAAAAATTATTTATATGTATACACTTTTTATTATTATTATAATCACAAATTTTTATACTATTTGTGATTATTAGTATGTTACATTGTATACATTTTTTTTATACGAATTAAATTATAAAAAAATGTATATATGATACGCAAAATAATTAATCATCGTATTCGAATAAAATTTTTTTATCGGGGGAGATTTCAATAAAAAATTTGTGATAAATTTCTGAAATTATATTTGAAAAAAATATATTTTTTTCTATACGAATCTCCCCCGATAAAAAAATTTATTCGAAAAATATATGATATAAAAAGTATATATATATATACATATATTTTATAATACAATATATTATGACTTATTTTTTTGTATCACGTGTATCTTTTTTTAAGCACAAAAAACGTAAATTATTCATAATTTGTGAATAAAAATTATGCATATGATATATACTTTTATTATAATATTAAAAAAATATAAAAAAAATGTATATCAATATATAAATATATTTTATATGTATATTCGAATAAATTTTTTCGATTAATATTATAATAAGTATAAAAAAAAGATATAAATATATATTTATATATACTTATTATGATAAAATGTGAAAGATGTGGTAAAGATTTTAAATATGAATATTTATTATTAAAACATCAATCAAGAAAAAAACCATGTAATACTATTAATTATATATCTAAAAATTATGATAATAAAATAAATGCTATAGATAAAACTATAAATAATAAATTAAAGGAATCTAATAAAAATGTAAATAAATGTTCTTTTTGTAAAAAAATGTTTGCTACAAAAACTAATGTATCGAGACATATAAAAAAATATTGTATAATAAAAAAAGAATTATTAGAACAAAAAAATAAATTATTTGAAGAAAAAAATAAATTAATCGAACAATGTAATAATATTAAACAAGCAGATGAGATAAAATTATTGCGTGAACAAGTAAGTAGACTTATTGCAAAGCAGTCTGTACAGAATATAAATATTACTAATAATAAAATAATTAATAATAACTTAATGGTAAATATTAATTCTTTTGGTAAAGAAAATTTATCACATATAACACTTGCCGACTATAAAAAATTTCTCGGTGGGTTCTTTCCTGGATTTATAAAATTTATAGAAAAAGTACATTTCGATGAAAATATGCCAGAAAATCATAATATTAGTATCTCTAATTTAAAGTCTAAATATCTACATATTTATGAAAATAATCAATGGACAGCAAAGGAGAAAGCAGATGTTTTAGATAAATTCATAAATAAAAAATTTAATTTTCTAGTAGATAAATGTGATGAATTAGAAGAATCAAATCAACTTAGTGAAAAAATAATAGAAGATTTTATACAATTTACACAAAATTATAAAGATGAAGAAGCTCAGAAGAATACAAAAAATAAAGTATCTTTATTGTTGTATAATAATAGAGATAAAATAGATAAAATAGAGAAAATAAAAAAGAATAAAATAAAAATTGATGAAGAAATTTAATGGTCTACAATTATATCCATTGCTGAAATATAATCAAATCTTTCATCTATCCCATATATATGCAATTTAACTGTAAATAAATATTTATTTTCTCCAACTAAATTACCATTTTCATATAAGTATTGTTTAATATTTATTATGTTACTTTTTTTAATTTATTAATGATATTAAAGATAAATAAAATTTATTTTTTTATATATTTTATATATTTTTTATACAAAATATAGATCTTAAAAAATTTGGC